CTTAATTCTAAGACTAAAAAAGTTTAAGTTATTCACTATTGGGATTTAAGCTTGGGTTTGCGTGTGGGTGCAGCGTTCAATCGTTGTTCAATTAATAATGAGTATCCTGCTATGTCATGCCAATTGTCTTTATGGTTAGCATTACCCATTAATATACGACCTATCTTGGTCGCTATCATATCTAATGCCTCTTGCATATCAGCATCCAAGTAATCCCATGTGTCTTGATGACGCATTGTTTTTTTAATCATTTGAATAAAGAATGACTTTTGCTCAAAGTTACCATGAGTTATCTCACGCTCTGCTAATGTCTTATCTATTGTCATATATTGTCCTATAAATAATGTAGATTAATAATGCAATTAGCAGCACATACTTCATGCTATCTAACATACATAGTATATCACATAGTAAATAGGGATCAATAGTGTGATTAACCATGCTATTAAGCGTATGGTCTAGTGCCTTTGTTATCTATGATTAAAGCTTGCTTGCGTGGTGTTATGTTTTCTTTGTTAGGGATTGATATATGAACCCAACTATCATATTCCCTTATGACTTGATCGTATGGCAAATCACTATGAACAATAGCTTTAACCACTAAATCAGGAGTTAAGTCGCCCACTGTAATATCAGCTGCACATCCAATAGTGTGCTGTGATGTTGCTTTGCTGCCTAATTTGCTATTTACTTCAACGCTACGATAGCCGGAGTTAATGCGAATAGGTCTATTTAATAAAGCTCTTGTTTTTTCAAGCAAGTTTGCAAGTCTTGTTAAATTGATAATAACTTCTGCATTAGGCTTATTATCAAGATTAAATCTTGCTGCTATTTCACTGACTGTCATTTCCTCAAGTGTAAAATGTTCTGTTAATTTCATTTGTTAAGTTTTTCTATTGTGCGCATAGTTCCTAAACCAAGCAAACCTAATAAAACTGTTAAAAGAGTATCCATTTGAAACGGCACAAGAATTGGTAATTGTCCGCATAACATGATAAACCAGTTAAGGATTGGGAATATAACAAAGTGTAATCCAAAGGCAATGCTACAAATCCAACCCACACTTGGGCGCCATCCTGATTTAAAGAAATTATCCGATTGAGCTTCAATTGCATTAACCTTTATTTGTTCAATAAGTAATTGAAAGTCTTGACTTGCAGAAGCAGCTTCTAATGCTTCTTGCGCTTCAGCTCTTTTGTTTTTATCCGGTATTACTCTATCTAAAACAGTTCCAATAGTGCTAATAATGCCATCAATAATAGCCATTAAAAATCCTCTATATTAAATTTGTATGTATCACACACACGCGCTGCAAACTTCTTAAATTTGTCTTTATGTTGATCAAAATCATTATGGTAATTATACCACAGCATACAATGTATCATTTCATGTAGCATGGTTTGACTGATTAAATCCCAATTGGTGCAAAGAGTTTTGCTAATTTGTATTCTAGGCGGATCATTAATAAACCAACCAAAAGTATCAGGGTCATTAATGACTTGAAATGTTACTTTGTGAGGCGCAGGCATTCTATATTCGTTAAAAGGTGGTAGTTTTGCGTAACACGCATAAATCTTGCGTAGATTTTGCTTGGTAAGCAAAGCTGCCATATATTACCTTTCACAAGTTAATTGCTCCCACCATTCACCATCATTATTGATAATAGGTGTTTTACTAATTTGCTTCCAATAACGCGAAGCTTGAAATATTGTATTCATATTTTTAATTGGTAGGTGTTTTTCTTTTTTACCTGCTTTAACATCTTTGACATATTCTTGATGTTCAGCCCAATGACCAGGAAATCTATAGCGTAAATGCAACATAGCATGACATCTGCCACATAATACATGAAGGCTTTTAAAATATTCTTCCACAGTAGGTCCATATTCCTCTGCGTGTGGCATTGTATTAAATTCCTCGCCACACATACCACATGGTCCTTCATGCTTTACCCAATTAGGTAATGTTTTACTCTTTTTTTGTCTTAAAAATTCTGCATACATGGTCTTTCTAATTTCAGGCGACCATTTTTTGTATTGTTTCATATATTTTTATATATCCATTGTCCGTTTTTAACTATTGATTTGGATTGCCAACCTTGTTCAAGCCACCATTCAGGATGAGATGATAATTGATCTACATAATTTACATGGTTGTTTGAAAAGTAGGTCATTAAGTGTGTCATTAATGCGCTGCCATAACCTTTTCCCCTATGCTCTTGTAAAACAAAAACTCCACGAATTCTGCCTTTACCATCTTTTGCTATTGACCCTGCTACGCCACATAATCTATCTTTTTCATATATGCCAAACCATTTGGTTGTTTCAGTGTCTTTTAAACACACTTTATCATGGCGCGCATATTTAATTAGTGGCTTTACATTAGTATAGCTTATCTCTTGAATTGATGTTGTCATTATTTTTCCTCAACTGGATACCATGCTTTGCTGTATTTGTAATCTTTGATGTTTTTCATTTTAAACACACCATCTTGATAAAGAAGGTCAATTTCATCTTTGGTTGCGCCAATCTCTGCTGCTATTTCCATTGGGTCTAAATGATGCTCATCTATCAATTGATGTATGATCTCAGACATTTGAACAGCTATGTGTGAACCTTTTGCTCTGTTCATTCTGATAGTTAATATCATAGCCGTTGGGCGATCAATATCCAATATAGCGCATGGTAATTTTCCTTTATAAACTTCTTTGACAGCTTTGCTATCCTGTGATAAGCGCCATCTATGAAATCCGTCAATAATAATTTTGTCACGCGAAATTAAAACTGGTTGCACCCAGCCAGTTTTTAACAAACTGCGTTCAAGCAATTTAAGTTCAGGCGTAAACACTACATTGGGATTGTAATCATTACCATTTAATTCTGTTGCATCAAGCCATTGGATAGTGTTAATTGGATCGTTCATTTTTTCTTTCCTCTTGTGTTCATTGGTAGAATATTTCGTTTAAAAGCTCCGCTCATATATACGCCAAGCAAATATTCAGGCGTAAATGCTTCAGGGAATGTTTTAATATATGTCATTGTAGTGTTAAATCGTTTTAAAGCCATTTCAAATTGTTTCTCATCATCAGCCAAGTTATCTTCTATCCACGCCCTTACACCTTGATAGCTTTGACCATATCTTTGTTTAATCGCATCTCTATCAAGCTCTTTATAATATCTTTCATGCGCTAACATTTCAGGAAATACTTGAATAACTTTTTGATAAAAATCAGGCGTTGCTAGTTTAATTAAATTAAATCGTTTGGCGCTTTCAGCATGAAGTGGCGTTGAAACTCTTAATGAGTTACCAGCCCACATCTGTTGGTCATATAGTTTGCAGTATGTAATGTCATTATCATAAAAGTATTTGAATATGTCATTTTCCATCCAATCAAACAGTGGTTTGCATAACATGACATTTTTTGCGTCAGCAACACCATTAATATAATTATCATTTAACTTGTTTACTGAAGCTCTAAAGCGCATTAATGATTCACTTGCCCTAATGCCAGTAATAAAAGCAATCTTGCCTTTGTAAAATTTAGCAGTAAATGAATCCATTGAGTATTGGTCAAATACTCTATCATCACCTTCAGGCAAGGTATAAGCCCATTCAGGTTTTTGTCTTACATGAGGTCTGTTTGGGTCCCATTGAATATAACTGTGGCATACAGATAAAATGTATTTAGTAGATTTAAGTGGCACACAAAACCAAAGCATTTTAATCCAATCTTTTTTGCGGTATTCATCCACAAAATTGATTACTTCATCAGGGATTAATTCTTCATCTCTAAATACAACATCAATTGGTTTGGTGATTCCACGCTCTTTAGCTACTTCATGGACAAGATGCAAAGCAGCAAGAGAATCTTTGCCACCGCTATACATGACTACAACAGAATCAAATATATCATATATGTGGTGTATTCTTTTTTTTGCTTCTGTTAAAACATCTGAATCAATGTAACCTTTAACTTTCGCCATAATTAGTATCTTCTATGTATTGTATTAATCTTTGTCCAATTGTTTCAGCGTCAGGATATTTAGCTTTGAGGTTTTTAATCAATTGAAACCATTTGTCTTGTTGCTCTTTATCATCAAAAATAACATTGTATTGAATAATAAAATTTAACTCATCATCACTATATTTATCTTCATCTACTGGATCGTCAAACATAAACTCTGATAATTCACTTGGATCAAAGCCAGTCATTTTTAAATCAAAGCCAAATTCCTCAAGCGCATGAAGCTCAAGCTTTAAAATCTCTTTATCCCATCCAGCGTTTTCTGCCATTTTATTATCAGCTATAATATAGGCTCTTTTTTGTATGTCAGTTAATCCCTCTAACCTAATACATGGGATTTCATTCATGCCAAGATGTTTTGCAGCTAATACACGACCATGACCAGCTATGATTTCATTTTTAGCATCAATAAGAATTGGATTGGTAAACCCAAATTCTGTAATAGATTGCGATATTTGTAATATTTGGTTTTCTGAATGAGTGCGGCTGTTTCTTGCGTAAGGCTCTAAACTATTTATATCTAGGTATTCAATATTTAATTGGCTCATGTCTTATCCTTGTATAATTATGTTGTAATCATTGTCATTATAAATGACAACACCTTCGTGTGTATAGTGAGTATAGCTGCCTTTGTTTTCATCTTGCGTTTTTAATGTATGGTGCGGCGCACACAAGCTTTGAAATACATTAACTCTAAATTTAATACCATCCTGTCTATGCGGAAACACATGGTCAATATGTTCAGCTTGCACCACACGACCCTCAAGCAAACAAGCTGCGCATAATGGATTCTTACTTAATTGTATTTTGCGCTGATGTTTCCAAAAGCTTGATTGATACAGCTTGTTATTTTCTTTTCCTTTTTCAGTAACGCCACCACCATGTGATGAGCAGAATGTTGATCTGCTTGTTTTGAGGTTTTGACATCCAAGCTCTCTGCATTTTGTATTCAGAGGAGCTGTAGGCATTATTTCAAGAAAGTTAATTTATAAACTGTGGAATCCAATAAGCTCATTAATTCATCTACTTGATTTTGTATTGAGCTGTAATCGCCTACAATTGCTCTATTTTTAGCAAGAAAATCTCTTATTTCATAAACCTCTGTTAATGCGTCAGACAAAGGCGGATTGTAATTATTAGGATATTCAACAATTTTTTGATAAGCGCCTTGCCATTGCTCAATAATATTATCAACTAAATCAGGAAGGTTTTCATAATATTTTTGTAAAGCTTTATGCTCAGAATATGATTTAGATTGTAAATGTAAAATATGGCCGTTGGTTGCAGCATGAAGCAATTTAATAAAAAATTCGCCAATTGTTACTGTGGGCGTGTCAAGAATAGCCTCATTAATTGAATACACTTTTTTCATACTTTTCCCCTAAAAAGACATTCTATCATTTTTATTAATTAAATTTAAAGTTTTTTCCAACAATTCTGTTTCAGTTCCGTAATTTGTTTCAAAAGTTTTTTGACCTGCATGCAGCGCCACACCATGACCACCATTTTGATGATGCGTTGGACACAAAGGTATTGCAAGAGACCAATGGCTTTTTTGACCAATTCCAGCGCCATGCCTAATGTGATGAATATGGGGAGCAGAATAACCATGACCATTGAGAAGGCAAACGATACAACCAAGCTCGGAAAGCTTTGCATAGTGTTTTTTTTCATCTTTGTTCAAGACCATTCCAACCCATTTGGCTTGCCCAAATTTCAATATTTTGTTGATACTCAAGCATAGATTTAACAGAAAGTTTTGTCGTGCTTTGTATGGTTTCAATGTTTTCGCCATTTATTGTTCTATTGCGTCTTAAAAATTTGTAGCCCATTAAAATGTGAATTTCATCTTTTGTGTATCCTAAATGATCGCCAATTGATTTATATAAAACCCAAAGACGCTTTTGCTGTTCATCACTTCTATCATCTTCCTTTTCGTTCACTGTAATCACTGGGTTCTGTCCTTGTTCCAAGTAATTTTTCAACTTTTCCATCAGGAATGGAAGGTTCTGCTTGGATAAGTGCCAACGCATCATTTTTAGCCTCCTGTAATGTCATGTAAATTCCAATCATTTTTGCATTGCGCCATAAAAGATATTTAAAACTATCGCCAGTTTTTGCTTTACTAATATTAAATTGCTCATATTTAATATGGTAGTTATCACCTTTTTTCCATCTAATTAACACGCAAAGCCTCTTTTGCAAACTCTAACGATATTGCTGGGTAGTTCTTTGGATTTGCCATAATTCTTTTAGCCCAAGCTTTCCAATCTTTTTTGTCTTCATAGATTTGTTCATTAATAGCTTTTACAAGATTATCTGCATATTCTTTGTTTTGTTCTTTGTTTAATTTAGGTGTTGGCAATTGCGCATATTCAATCTTTGGCGCTTTGCAAAGATCAACAATATCTGCTGGTGTTGGAAATTTAATGCTGCTTGTTGTGAATTTGTCAAACGCTGCAAATACTATTTGATTGTCATAACGCTCAAGTTTAGCCCACCAAATACGCAGCACATCTTTTTCTAAAGCTGGTTTGTTATACAAATTTGTCATTGCAACCATCATCTGCTTAAAAGCCATCTTGTCTTGCTCATTCATCCTATTGTCCTTATTAAAATTAATTCTAACATTAAATCAACTCCAATTAAAATACCTACTATTCCACCAACAACCAATAAAACAGAAAAATAATAAATAATTTTTTCAATCATTGTAATTGGACCAAATATAATATAAAACCATTCCCAAAGTAACCACAACACAAAACCAAAGTAAATAGCCAACAATTTTAAAGACCAATAACCATTCTAGAGCTATCATATTTTTTTTCAACTCCATTAATTGTTTTAGATTTTACAATACCAAGCTCAGATATAATTAAATTATGTTTTTTTCCTTTAATATCTTTTTCCCATTGGATTGTATCAGGCTCAAAAAATGATGTCATACGCCAAACCAAATTGCCATTATGATCAAATTCTTCTACTAACCAAGCTTTAGTTTCCATTCTATCCCCCACTTAATATTTGCGCCGCCATTAATCTATTAGTTAATGGGTTAAATGTTAATCTTAAATTTGGTATTGTGCGCTTTGGTGAATTTTGACCATTAGTTAAAGTTAAAGAGCATTTATTTTCATCAGTTAAATAAACTCTATACTCTTTTACATAGGCTTGCGGTTTTCTATGAGTCGTTGTTTTTGCTACCGCTTGAACATTGAG